AGAGAAAAAGATCTGCTGATCATTAAGAATTCAGATGATATGTCAACATGGTGCCAGAAGTTCATTCCGACAATATTTCTACCTATTTTCAAGACTGGAAAGCATGATCCACTCAGTTCCAAAATTTGTGAGTCTGTCATCATGTCACATTGTGATAAAAGAGTTGAGCTACCCAAAGAGTTGGTAAGAATGTGGGATAAGTACCCAGACAAAGAACATGGAAATCATTTAGATGTTCTAAAACAGAATTACTTGAAATTCGGGAAAACTTCAATAACTCTAACGTCAGACATGGGACAAGGAATATTTCATTACACTAGCTCTGCGCTTGCTCTAGGTTGTGATTCATTTGAGTGGGCTCTTTTTGAAAGATGGAGAAAACTCAACCTGTATCCAAAAGCCATTGAAAGAAGGACGAGACTAAGCTCAGATGACAAAGGTCAGATAATTGCTATTGATCCTAGTGTCGCAAGTGCAGGTTTACAGTACACTGCACTTTGTCTCTGTGCTGAGTGGTCAAGAAGGCTTCATGCAATGGATCTATCTCCAAAGGCAACCACTGGACACTTTGTCTATGAATTTAACTCGACTTTTATGCTGAATACAATGTCATTGACTCCTCTTGTAAAATTTTCACTCGCTGCCTGCTCAGTCATAAAAACTGACTCTTTCACTGATGCTGTAGCTGAGAGTTTCTCAAGAATCCGACAATTATACGAAAATGGAGCATGTTTGGATGACATTCAATACGCTCACGATCTTAATGGTAGTCATCTTGAAATGATATTTGGTTCATATGATGGAGGACCAACTGATCCGGCGGTCATCCTAGGTGGTCACAGGTCAGAATATCCGTATGATCTTGGAGTGTATCCTGTGATGAGACCTGAATTGACAGTCGCACTTGGACCAGAGTACTATAACTATTGTGTTTCAAAGACACCATCAGGAAAGAAGAATTTGGGATTATGTTATGGTGAAAACAAAATTGAAAATTTGATTGAGTATGAAGATTCCCCAGAAGAATTTGCCCATTATCTTTCTTTCTTTAAGAAAGAACCATTGAGAATTCCACAAGGTTTTGTGAGTCAGTTGCAGTTGATGAAGAAGAAGGTTGGATTTGACTTTGACTTGTTAAAAGACAAACTGGCATTTGATCATCTGTTCACAATGAGGGATGAGGCGACTCCACAGGAATTAAAATACAAAATTTTCATGAAATTGATGGGTAGAGGAGCTAGACTGGCTTTTAAGAGAACTTCTGAAGCTATATATTATGGAAGAGCTGGTGCTTTTAGAACCGGTAAAATGTGGAGAACCAATATGGGTGATGAAGTCAGGATTGATGATGAGCATCCAGCCAACGCAGAAGGAATACCCAAAGAGGAGGAAGAAAAAGTGACATACTCAGAGTATATGAAGAAGATGAGAATCTCAGAAGGCAGCGTGGAAGATTGGCTTCCTTTCCATGAAGTATATGCAACAATAACAGAGCCAGTTGTGAAGAAGATGATACCTCGCAAGACA